GCTCCAGCATGGCCATCGTCACCGCGAGGCCCTGGACGTCAAAGCGGACCCGCATCAGCAGCGCCGCAGATTGATGATCCGCGCAGAAGACCCGACCTCGGACGTACCGTCGCCACCGTCGTTGGGCGTTGCTCCGTCAATCGACAGGATGCCCTTCGAGATGCCGTTCAGAAACCGGATCGCGTCCTCGTAACGCGTGCGCATCTCCACCGTCCGGGGCGCCTGGTCGTGCGCCAGGCGGTAGACGGCAATGTCGATGCAGATCGCCTTGATGTAGGGCGGGACAGGATTGAGCGGCACCGTGTAGCGCGAGCCCAGATAGGTGTCGATCTCGCTTGTGGCGGTGTCCAAAGCCGCCGTCAGAGCCGAGACGTCAGCCGGGTCCGTGATGTCCCCGTCAGGCGCGCGGTCAGCCAGCGCCAGGACCAGCGCCTCGCCGTAGATTTCGGTGATGTCGTTGACGGTTGCATATGCCATTATTCAAACTGCCAATCGCTCTGGATGTAGGCGCGGATCATCTCGAGGTCACCCAGCAAATCGCGAAGAGACGCGTCCTGCGAGTGCCAGAGCGAGACCTCGTCGCTCTTGGTATCGATGACGGCACAGATCAGACGCTGGCTCGGATTGTCGACCAGCGCTTGGCGAGCGTCATCAAGGGCCTTGAGAGCAGCCGGATCGGGCTGCGGCGGTGGAGCGAGCTTGATGACCCTCGGCATGTGCGTCTCCGATGCGGAAGCCTTCCAATGCCAGTCTCAGTCTAAATCCGTTGGCGTCGCCCCAACTCGGGAAGCGAGCCGCTTCGTCTGGATCACTCGTCACGTCGGCGACGAACTCACCGCCATCAGGGCGGCGCTCGAAGCGCACGGCACCTGTGGCGTAAAGCATTCCATCTGGGGTGAAGCGGCTCAGGGTATACATCAGGCCCCCTTGGCTTTCTTGGGGGCACGTTCGGCGTAAAGCTCCTTGACGCGGGCAGGAGCGGTGGACTCAGGAACCGGAACGCCGGCCTCTTGCAGCTCCTTCAGCATCGCATCAGGAGTGGGTTCGGGCTCTGGCTTGGGCTCTGCCTTCGCGGCGACAAGCATGGCCTTCTTTTCAGCCTCGGTGGTCGCTCTCTCACGCTCGGCGCGGATCAGCGCTCGCTCGGTCTTGTAGGCTTCCCGGTGCAAGCGCGCAGCATAGCGCTTGGACCAGCCGGCTGGGTTCTCAATCGGCATTCACTTCTCCTTGGACTGCCAGAGCGGGCACGTATCAAGCTCGTCGATGATCTTGGGAAGAACTCCGAACGCGTTCTCGGAGCGCTTGCAAAGACCGTCGCTTCGATCGTCCCGAAAGTAACCGTGGCGGCACAGGCGGCAGCACCGTTGCTGAACGGTCTCGAGAAGCTGCGCGAGGTCCATGCCGATCCTAGAAAAGAGGCGGGCCGAAGCCCGCCCCCATCAACCTTAGACTTGGTTCAGCTTGTGCCGGAAAGCGACTAGCTTGATGTTCTTGGCCTCGTAGACCCGTTCCCAGTTGGTCGTGGTCGCGAGCTCGGCATCATCCGGCGTCTGCTTGGCCGGCGTGCCCTTCCACTTGATGCCGCGCGGATGCAGCACGAACTGACGGCGATGGACGATGTAGTCCTGACCGCCGTTGGTCAGCGCATCACGACCGGCTTCAACCGGCACCTTGGGAGGACGCTCGGCGAAGGCAATCGCGCCCTGGCCGAAGATGTAGGTCGTGTAAACGCCACCAGCCTTCGGCATGTTGTCGTCGACGATCAGGTAGTGACCCATGTAGGTCGGGATCATCTTGCCGCCGTCGGAGGGCTTGATGAAGTCGATCATGTCGAGCTTCTTCATCAGCGTGTAGGTGTCGCCGTGAACAGCAAGGCCGGCAAGGTCGTCCTGGCGGTCGCCCAGCTTGGCGACAGCGTCCACGAACGCCTCGGGGTCGAAGTTGGCAGCAGCGCCGGCAGAAGCCGAGATGTCGGACACGTTGGCGGTCATCGTTGCGCAGCCCATGGCGCCGTTCAGGACCTTGATGAGCGTTTTCTGCTCCATGCGGTCCCAGTACGACGTGAAGAGCGCGGCGATCGCCATGATCGGGTCGGCGCCAGACAGGTCAGCCGACAGGTCGGTCGCGCCGAAGACCTTCGCGCGATACAGCTTGCAGGCAACGTCCTGCGAGGTGCTGATCGAGTTGATGGTCAGGTTGGCGGTATCATCCACGACCTCGTCATCGCCTGACAGGTCCTGGAAGAAGGGCATGTCGACGGTGCGGCCGCCGAGTTTATCCCCGAGCACATCGGTCATCGTGGTGACGATACCGGACGTGCGGAAGCGCGAGACCTGAGCCGTGCGCTCGATGACATAGTCATTGAACAGCTTCGGCTCGATCATCGCGGCGAAATTAGTCGCTGCCATTTATGATCGTTCCTTGTGTGTCAGCGCGCAGCGCCCTGGAGTTTCGCCGCGAGAGCGGGGTTCTCCTTTGCCAGACGCATCTGCTCTGTGAGGTTGAAAGTCTCAGACGCCCAGGGGTTCTTCAGACCCGGCGGGAGAGTGCTAGAAGGGGCTTGGCGCCCAACGGCACCGGAGCCCGAAACACCACTCGCATCGAAGAGCGGCGCGTAGTCCGCGTCTTCACGGAGCTCAGCAACGAGCCCCTTGATGTCGAGGTAGCCGCCCTTGCCATCTCCACGCGGATCGCCGTCTTCGTCCGCGACGCGGACCACGTACTCGCCATTCTCCTGAAAGAGCTTCAGGCGAGAGACGACTGTGGGAAGAAGCGGCTTGACGCGTCCCTTGGCCTCCGAGATTGCGGACACAGCCGCGCTCTCAATGAGGTGCTTTCTGAGCGAGCCTTCGATGCGCCCGATCTCGGCTTCCTTTTCAGCCAGCGCCTTCTTGTGCGCGGCCTCCATATCGGCCTTGAGCTTCTCGAACTTCGATGCGGCGTTGCCGCCCTCATCGATGATCCGCTGCAGTTCGGCGATCTTTTCGCTGTTGGCGCTGCCGGCTTCGTCGAGCTTGGCCTGCACAACGTCGGGCGTCTCGCCCAACTTGCGCCACGCCTTCAGCTCGCGCTCGAAGTTGCTGGCACGCTTGCGCTCCCGGTCGACAGTCTCCGACAGCTTGCCGCCGCTCGAGATGACGTCTTTCAGATCGTCACAAAGCGCGTAGGTGCCGTCGTCCTGCTGTGCGTAGAGCGGTTGAAAAAGATCAGGGACGCCCTCGAGCGAGTCGAGGGACGCGGGAAACTTAAAGGACATGGGGATTTCTTCTCCAGCGAGCCTCTCGCTCGCGAGCGCTGGTCTGCCTCTCGCAGACGGACAGCTTGTGTTGAGTGGAGCGCCTCGGGAGCATCTCGCTCAGCGAGGACTTGACGCAGAAACGCAACGGCCTGCGCCCCACCCGAAGGCAGAGCGCAGGCCAAGAGAAAGGTTACTCGTACTTGGGTTCTTCAGCCGGAGCTTCAGCCGGGGCCTCGGGAGCGGGCTCCACGGCAAGGCTCTCAGCGGGAAGCTCGGGGGCGGGCTCGAGAACAGGCTCGGGAGCCGGTTCATAAGGAGCCGGGCCTTCCACTTCGCCGACCGTGTTGGCTGCAACAGCGGCGGCGAGCTTATCGGAGTTCGCGTCGAGCTCTGCGGCGATCTCGGCCAGCTTGGCTTCGTCAAGCCCAGCGTCCTTGATCTTGTCCGAGAGACCCTTGACGAGCTCCAGAACGGAATTGACGACAGTCGACTGGTGGGCGACCTTCGCCTCCAAGTCGGTCAGGATAGACATGAGGAAATCCTCTCGCGCGTTGAGGTTGTCGAGCAGTGCTTTGATTTCGCCCATGTGCTGGGTCAGCTCTTCGAGGGGAGTGCTGCCGAAGTACCAGTTCCAGATCATGGGAGGGGACTTTCAATTACGGGGCGAAGGTCAACGTCGTGGCGTCTTTGTAGAGGACGTTCCACTTCGTGCCGCTCCACTCCAGAAGGACGTACTTGCCTGCGGCAGCGAGCGTCGCAGCCGTGCAAGCCTTTTCTGTCTGGTTGGCGTAGGCGAGCGACGTCATGTTCGCATGGGGGAGAACCACAACGTCGGACGCATGGGTCCGCGTGCCGAGCGTGACCTTCTTGCGCTGCCCGATATACTCGCCGTTCGGGAGGGTCACG